GCATATGCCTATATACGATTCAGCTGGTACAACGGCTTTAAATAAGAGTAAAAGAGCAACACGCCAGTATAAAGATTTAGATTTAAATTTTGGTCGTAATACGGCAACAAGTGATGTAAATAAATTAACAGATATAGAAGCTGTTAAGAGAAGTGTTAGAAATTTAATTAACACATCTCGTTTTGAAAGACCGTTTCATCCTGAATTAGGTTCTGATGTACGAGCTATGTTATTTGAACCTATGACGCCTTTGACAGCTCTTAATCTACAAAGAAAAGTAGCTGAAGTTTTAAATAATTATGAACCACGTATAAAATTGGTTCAAGTGGCTGCAAGACCTGATATAGATTTAAATTCATATGATTTGAGAATTTTATTTTATGTAGTAGGAACACAAGACCCAATAGAAGTGCAAACATTTTTAGAAAGATTACGTTAATGTCAAACCATAAATTAGAAATATCAGATTTTGATTTTGATAATATAAAGGCCAATTTAAAAACATTTTTACAAAATCAATCCGAATTCCAAGATTATAATTTTGAAGGTTCAGGCTTTGCAATTCTATTAGACATACTCGCTTACAATACACATTATCTAGGATTTAATGCCAATATGTTGGCAAATGAAATGTTCCTAGACAGTGCTGACATACGAAAAAATATTGTATCGTTAGCAAAAATGATAAATTATACTCCCTCATCCGTAAGAGCTCCTTATGCAGAATTAGATGTCACTGTAAATAATGTTACAGGTTCCACACTTACAATGCCAAAAGGAACAGTATTCACATCAATAGTAAATGGCCAGAATTTTCAGTTTGTTACAAATGAATCATATACAATTAATCCTATTAACGGAGTTTTTTTATTTGATAATATAGATGTGTATGAAGGCACGCTTGTAACTTTTAAATATTCAGTTGATACAAATGATCCTGACCAAAAGTTTATAATACCAAGTGAATTTGCAGATACAACAACTTTAAAAGTTTCAGTTCAAAATAGTGTTGTAGATACTACAACAAATGTCTATACTTTAGCAGGTGGTTATAATAATGTTACTAATACATCAAAAGTTTATTTTTTACAAGAAGTAGAAAACGGCCGATTTCAAGTTTATTTTGGTGACGGTATTTTAAGTCAAAAATTAAATAATGGCAATATTGTAATATTAGAATATATTGTTACAAATGTACAAGAAGCAAATGGAGCTTCTACTTTTACAATTAATTCTCCTATTGCCGGTTTTACAGATATAACTGTTGCTACCGTTTCAAATGCAGAAGGCGGAGCTTTAGCAGAAACAAAAGAATCAATTCGTTTTAATGCACCTCTAAATTATACAACGCAAAATCGTGCTGTAACAACTTCTGATTATGAAACACTAGTGCGTTCAATTTATCCTAGTGCTACAGCAATAAGCGCTTATGGTGGTGAAGATGAAGAAACGCCGGTATATGGTGTTGTAAAAATTGTTGTCAAACCAAGTTCTGGTTCTACATTAACAAATAGTACAAAAAATAGTATAATCACGGCACTAAAACCTTATAACGTAGCTTCTGTTAGACCAGAAATTATAGATCCAGAAATTACTAAAATTATATTAAATTCAACAGTAAAATTTAATAGTAGAGTTACATCAAAATCAGCACCAACAATAAAATCAGAAGTTATAACTACAATAACAGATTATAATAATGATACATTATCAAAATTTGATGGAGTTTTTAGATATTCAAAACTATTAAAATTAATTGATGAAACAGACACGAGCATTCTTTCAAATATTACTAAATTAGAAATTCGTAAAACATTTACTCCAACATTGAATCAATCAAAATTATATAACATTTATTTTAGAAATCCATTATATAATCCTGTAGCAGGATTTAATGCAATCAATGGCGGTATACTAGTTTCATCAGGATTTAAAATTAATGGCGATACAACTAACGTATTTTTTTTAGATGATGACGGCACACAAACCATATTTCCTGATAGTTCAGTAAGAGGTAACATTAGAAGATATAGACTTGTAAATGGTGTTCGTACATATGCAAATAATACACAAGGCATAATTAATTATACTACGGGTGCAATCACCCTTAACTCGTTAAATATTTCCGTGGTTGAGAATATTAGAGGTGCAGCTTCAACTGTTATTGAATTAACAGTAAAACCAAATTCAAATGATGTTGTACCTGTTCGAAATCAAATTTTGGAAATAGATATAGCTAATTCAACTGTGGTAGTTGAGCCAGATACTTTTGTTGGCGGTTCATCAGATGCAGGAGTAGGATACACAACAACAACTAGCTATTAATTATGGCTATATTTAAAGATACAATATCCAATTTAATTGGTTCACAAGTTCCTGATTTCGTATTAGAAGACCATCCTAAATTTTTAAAGTTTTTAGAAACATATTATTCATTTATGGAAGCTGCCGAGTTGGTAGTGACAGGTGTTGAAACAACAGATGGTTTTCAATTAGAATCTGAAACAGATCAAGTAAACTTTTTAGTATTAGATGGAACAAATAAAGAAACAGAAATTAAAAATTTAGATGAAAACGATAAAATACTTTTAGAAAGTTCTGTTTTTGGTAAATTTACCAGAGGTGAAATAGTACAAGGTCAAACATCAAAAGCTACTTCAACACTACTAGCAGAAGATTTAGATAATAATAAATTGTTTGTTGTATCGCAAAACAAATTTATAAAAGGCGAAGTGATTACGGGTTTAAGTTCAAATGCAAGTGCTGTTTTAAATAGATATAGGCCTAATCCTGTTAACAATATACAAGAATTATTAAATTTAAGAGATCCTGATAATACAATATCGGATTTTTTATCAAACTTTGTATCAGAATTTTTAAATACATTACCACAAGATATTAACGCAGGTGTAGATAAAAGAAAATTAATAAAAAATATAAAATCGCTTTATCAATTAAAAGGTACTAAGCAAGGTCATCAATTATTTTTTAGGTTGATGTTTAACGAAGAGTCTGATACGATATTACCACGAGATAATTTATTACGTGTTTCTGATGGTAATTGGGACCTTCGAAAAATTATTCGTGTTTTAGATACGCAAGGTAATACTTCTTTTTTACAAGGTAGAACAATAACAGGTCTTACTTCAGGTGCTACTGCTATTGTAGAAAGTGTTTTAAAATCTTTAATTGTTGACCAGACAGTTTCAGAAATTACGTTAAATTTAGATACATTAAATGGTAATTTTATAGTAGGTGAAATTGTTAGAGGTACTGAAACTGATGATAGTGAAAATTCAATTAAAGCTGTAGTAACAGGATTACTCACAACAAATACAATTACCAATAGATCAGCTTTATATAGTGAAGATGATAATATAGCAATTTCAGGAGGTGGTAAAGGAGCTTCATTAAAAGTTAAGACAGTCGGTAATGCACCTTTAACAGAAATTATAATTGATCAAAAAGGATTAAACTACACAATAGGTGATGAATTAGTTTTTAATAACAGTGGCACAAATGGCGGTGGTGCTGCTGGATTTATTTCAGTTGTAAACGGAGGATTTACACTTGAAGATAGTACTAGCACTACTGAAGACCATATAGTTTTAGAAAATGAAACGACTTCTGGTGACATATATTCAGGAGATAAAATAATACAAGAATCAAGCACAGGCGTAGGAGATATAACTGATATATTTGTAGAAAGTTTTGGTTTTAACTATAAGTCATTGCCCATTATTAGTATTAATAGTGCTACTGGTGTTGGTGGAACGTTATTAGCATATGGTAATAGTGTAGGTAATGTAAAAGAGGTAAAAGTAATAGAAGCAGGTTACTCGCATGAAAGTTCGCCATCTCCACCTACTGTTACATTTAATACAAATTTAATTATAAAAGAAACTACCGGTACTTTTATAATAGATGATATTGTAACTTCAGGTATAAAATCAGGTAAAATTGTTTCGTATAATTTGAATACACAGTTATTAGTTTTAAAAAATGTTGTAGGCACATTTTCTATAAATGACGTAATTACAACAACCTTGACTGGTGCAACAGGAAAAATTATAAAAACAAATGTGGCTAATGCTACGTTTGGTATAGGTTCTATTTTTGACACTGATGGTAGATTTTTAAACGAAGAAGGAAGTATTTCTGAAAATACAATGAAAATACAAGACAGTTTATATTACCAAGATTTTTCTTACGTTTTAAAAGTTGCACGTTCTATTAGTAATTGGCGAGACGCATTTAAAAAAACAATGCACACAGCAGGTTTTTATTTTGCAGGTCTTGTTGAAATTAATAGCAGACTAGATGCAAAAATAAAAGTTCCTGTTTTCGGCCCTATATCAGGCGTATTAGAAGAGCCATTCTTAGCTATATTGAATACAATATTTACAACAATTTTAGGAAGAAGATTAGGCACACCAACAGATGGCACTACTGTAAGAGCAAATCCTTTATTAGGTGCACCTGGAGATTTAGATACTTCTACCATTTCTCCTTTTGCTTCAACTACTAGAGATGTTACATTATTTTCACCTTTACCTATTAATCTTTCTCTTGTTACAAGACCTAGAGGAGTATTTGCAGGTGTTCAAGTTGTAAATGGTTTCGGCTATACTGGTCCTAGATATGGTACAATTAATAGAGAAGTTTTAAGAACATTTACTTATTCAGGTACAAATTATTCATTAGAAGAATTAGGAAAAAATACTACAATTGGTACAAGAACAATATTAGATCATAACGATAATACTTTATTGTTTTGTTCAACTGATTTAGGACGTTTAGTAAAAACAAGACTTACTATGCCAGCTTTTATTACTATTATTATACCATTAAATCAATTTGACAACTCAATGGTAACATTTGACCAATTAAATGATGGTTATAATCCATCTAACCCAACTATAACTTTTGATGATACAACACCATAAAATGATTATAAATATAGAGAAGCACAAATAAATGGCAAAGCAAATTATCAATATTGGATTCGTACCTAATGATGGCACAGGCTCAAATTTAAGAGCTGGTGGTTTAATCATAAACGATAACTTTACAGAATTATATACAGCACTAGGCGATGGTACAAATTTAGCATTTTCTTCTCCTAATATTATAGTTTCTGACGACTTAGCAAATACAGCACAGGTTTCTTTAGGAGGTGGTATTCAAGTTGTAGGTGGTACTGGAATAGATACTTCAATTACAGCAGGCGGCATATTAACTATTAGTGTAGATGGTACGATTGCAACATCTTCA